ATATTTATTTTAATATTATTTAATATATATTATGTTTAATAATAGAAGAATTACACGCCCAGTTAATCCTGTTGTTTTAGAAAAAAATGACTTAGTATCATTAAATAATATTCGAAATAAATCATTGGAACAAAGAGTTATTAGTCGTCATCAAGCATATATTCAATCATTGAAAAATAAATTATCTGAAGTTGAAAAAAAAGTAGATGGTTCGGATGAAAGTAATGATCCTAGGGTTGATGGTTTAAAAGAACAATGTGAATTACAATCTAATTTATTAAAACAATATGAAGAAAAATTGGTAGGAATGGTTGGATATATTAAACGATTGGAACAAGGTCTTGAAAAGGTTAAGGAGTTGTTAACCAATAATACAAATACAGAAGACACCATTGATAAAATCCCTGAATTTGATGATGCTGAACAGCAAACCGAAGAAGTATCTGAAGAGGTGAGTGAAGAAGTAAGTGAAGAGGTGAGTGAAGAACTTACAGTAGAGAAAGTAAAAGAAGATGGTGATGTTGATAGTGTTGTTTCTTTAGAAATTGTAGAACAATAAATCAAAATTAATTAATAATTAAAATTGATTTAAAAATATCAAAATAAACCATCATTATTAAAAATGTTGGAAATTATAATCAATAACGAGAAAAAAGTATTTCAGTTTACTACTATTCTTCAGAATTTAAAAAATATTTCAAATGATTTAACATTGGATTGTAATGAAGATGGTTTATATGCTCAAGGAATGGATAGTGCTCATGTATGTTTATTTGAATTAAAAATAGGACCCGAATGGTTTGATACATATAAATGTAGTAAACCATGTTCAATGGGTATTAACTGTGAGATGTTGTTTAAGATAATATCTTGTATTAAAGAAGGACAACATATAGATATGAAGCATAATCCAAATACTTCTAAAATAACAATTGATTTATTAGGAAATAGTTATGATAAATCATTTGAGATGTCGTTGATTGATATAGAAAGTCAAATGGTTGAATTACCAGATAAAGAGTATACAGCAGATATAAGATTCGTATCAAAGGATTATGCCGAACTAGTGAATCAATTAAGTATATTTGGAAATAAACTTAATATACGTTGTAACGATAATATAATATTAAATTCAGAAAACGAATTTGGTAAAGTAGATATAACTGTAAAGGAAGAAGATATTATAGAATATATGATGGAAGAAGATAGTCAAATAGACGCCCAATATGGAATAAAATATATAAATATGATAACTAAATTTTCAAATGTTAATAAAGAAATTGGTATTCATATTAGTAATAGTTTTCCTATAAAATTTGTATATAATTTGGAAGATTGGAAAGATAGTAGCGAAGAAGAAAATGATACATTATCACATTATATAGCATTTTACTTGGCACCTTTAGAAGAGGAATAAATTATTTAATAGTTATAATTATAATTATATTATTTTTAATTCGGTAAAATTTTGCTATTCATTTCTGTAGGTAATTAAATGAAATATTTATTAGAAATAGGATTATTTATAATAGTATTATTTTTATATTTGCATATTTACTACCATTTAAAGGTTAGTAATGATTTAGAAGTGTATTCAATCCAACAGCCTTCTAAAGATAAATTAGAAGAAGTATGTAACTTAAGACAACCATTATATTTTGATATGGTTAATGAAGACATATTACAAAGATGTAATTTATCTTATATTGATGAAAATTATAATCCATTTGATGTTAAAATTAGAGATAACACTAGTGAAGATAAGGATAATTTATATTTACCTGTTTCTTTAAAGGAAGCTATAAAATTATTTAAAAATGATGATAATGGTAAATATATTACTGAAAAAAATCAAGACTTTTTAGAAGAAACAGCAATGGTTAAAAATTATAGATACAATGACTCTTTTTTAAGACCACCATTGGTTTCTAATTGTAAATATGATTTTATAACTGGATCAAAAAACTCATTTACACCATTACGATACAATTTAAATTATAGAAACTTTTTTTATGTAACATCAGGAACAGTAAAGGTATTGTTGATACCACCAAAAAATAGTAAATACTTGTATGAATACAAAGATTATGATAATTTTGAATTTAGGTCACCAATTAATCCTTGGGATGTTCAAGATAATTTTAAAAATGAATTTGAAAAGATAAAATCATTAGAAATAACTTTAGAAAAGAATAATATATTGTTTATTCCTCCATATTGGTGGTTTAGCATACAATATCAAGAAATTTCTAGTGTAGCTTGCTTTTATTACAGAACATACATGAATACACTTGCTATATCTCCTGAAATATGTATGAATTTATTACAACAAACAAATGTTAAACATGAATTTCTAGAAAAAGTTGAATAAATTGAATAATTAATAACTTATTATCATATAAATTATTAATAATATGAAACAATACAAGATAAGTATCGAAAACAGAAATTATGATAATTATGTATTTATAGATGTAAAAACGATGCAGAATGTTGAAACATTAAAAGTTAATCCTTTAAAAGAAAAATTATTAAATTATGATATTATAACTTATGAAAATGATGAATGTAAATTACTTCATTCAACCGTAAAATCATCAACATATATTCCTGGTGTATTAGTGTTGAAAAATAATAGAAAATTTGGTAAATATAAGCAGAAATTCTTATACAAATGTATTCCAGATGACAAACGGTTACCCATATTCTTAATCCCGTATCACATGAAAAATGGATTTAATAAAAATTATGTTAACAAGTATGTAATATTTAAATTTAAAAATTGGGATAATAAACACCCTTATGGGGAATTAGTTAATGTTCTTGGAAACGTATCATCGTTGGATACATTCTATGAATATCAACTATATTGTAAAAGTTTATATGCTTCTATTCAAAAATTTACAAAAGAAACAATGAAACAATTAAAATCTCATTCTCAAGAACATTTTATAGAACTAATAAAAGAAAAATATAATTTAGAAAATAGAATTGGGAGAGATGTTATTTCAATTGACCCAAAAACAAGTAAGGATTTTGATGATGCATTTGGTATGATTGAAAATGAAAGACAATTTATAATTAGTATTTACATTACAAATGTAAGTATGTGGTTAGATGTATTAAATGTATGGTCTTCATTTACCGAAAGGGTTTCAACTATTTATTTACCTGATAGGAAAAGACCTATGTTACCAACTATTTTATCAGATACTTTATGTAGTTTAAAAGAAAACGATGTTAAATTTGCCTTTACACTTGATTTATATATTAATAAGGAAACGTATAGATTAGATAATTATACGTTTAAAAATACAATAATTAACATAAGAAAAAATTATGTATATGATACAGACATTCAAGAAAATGATAAACTATATTTAAAAATGAAAGATGTATTGATTTCATTAAACAATAAAAAAGAATACAAATACATCGACTCTATACAAACAAGTCACGATTTGATAGCATATTTAATGATATGGATGAATTATACATCCGCTAAGGAATTAGTAAAAAATAAATGTGGGTTATATCGTTCTTCCAAAATGAATGATACATTTAAACCACCTAGTAATATAGATGATAGCATACAAAAATTCCTTAAAATATGGAATAGTTATGGGGGTAAATATTGTAAGTATATAGATTTAGAACGACACGATATGTTAGAATTGGATGCTTATGTTCATATAACAAGTCCTATTAGAAGATTAGTAGATTTATTAACCATGATGAAACTTCAAGAATCATTAAAATTAGTAGAATGGGGAGAAGAAGCAAGTTCATTTTATAACTATTGGACAAGTGATACATCAATTGACTATATTAATACAACGATGAGATCTATAAGACGAGTTCAAAATGATTGCTTATTATTAAATATTTGTAGCACAAATAAAAAAATATTAGAAACAATATACGATGGTTTTATATTTGATAAAATTAAAAGAAATGATGGATTGTACCAATATATGGTTTATTTAAAAGAATTAAATATGACAAATCGTATAACAACACGCCATGATTTAAATAATTATAGTTTTCAGCAGTTTAAAATATATATATTTCATGATCAAGAGCGTCTAAAACACAAAGTAAGGTTAGAATTTCAACATAAATAAAAATTATATACTATTTTAATAATTCAAATTTTTTATTTTTTGTTATATAGATAATATTATTTAATATCCAGATAAATAACATCCATTACCATCAATAGTTTGTTCTGGTGTTGCTACCCATACGATAGACAAAATCCAAAATATTATTATTAATATACTATAACAACATTGATATATTTTACCAAATAGTTCTGTCCATATACTTGAATCGTCATCTATTTCATTTAAATTATCATTTTTTTTATAACAACATAATAGACAACATGATCCACAGCAAAATAATACTAATGGACCAAATGTTATACCTAATTGCATTCCAAATAAGTCCCATCGTTCCATTACTCCATAACCGATACCTAATACACTAGTAAATGGAATAGCATTTAAAACCAATGGTGCAACAAAGTTTTTTCCATTTGGTAAACATTCGTCATCTTTATATTTCCAACAATCCTTTACTTTACAATACGTTTTATTTTCATAATTATAATGTGTTAAACACTTTCTTCCACATAAACAAATATTATTATTATCAGCATTTTTACAAGGAAATTTTTCAATGGTATTTACTTCATTAGCAAAAGAAGAACCGATAGATAATACCCATATAATTAATTGAATCATTAGACTATAAAATGTAAGTTTAAACAATTGATTTGAAGAATTCATTTTTGATTAACATTAATCAATAACGATTTTTAAAAATCAATTTTATCAATAATAAATTGAAATAATTTAAAATTATAATTTAGTATTTATAAAATGAACTATAGCGAATTATCCTATTCTATAACAAAAAATATAACAAAACAAGAAAAAAAAAGTAATGGTATATATTTTACACCACCATCTACCGTAAAATTAAATATAGAATTGTTAAAAAACTACATGTCGTCAATACATACAATATTAGAACCGTCATGTGGTTCTTGTGAATATATTAATTATATATATGAAAATTATAATTCTAAAAATATAACTGCTATTGAGTTTAATGAAACGATATATGATACAATAAAAGAAACGGTACCTAAATCTGTAAAATTAATACATGGTGATTATATAAAATATAATACTAATGACAAATATGACTTGATTATAGGAAATCCACCATTTTATGTAATGAAAAAAAAAGATGTAGATAGTTCTTATTACAAATATTTTGACGGCAGACCAAATATATTTATATTATTTATAATTAAATCATTAACAATGCTTAACAACAAAGGTATTTTAAGTTTTATTTTACCTAAAAATTTCCTTAATTCATTATATTATGATAAAACAAGACGTTATATCAATGAACATTGTAAAATTTTACATTTAATAGAATGTAATGATAAATATATAGAAACTCAACAACAAACTGTTATGTTAATCATCCAGAAAATAAAAGGTGTAAATAAAAAATTTATATTGAGTAAACAAGGCTATACCGTTTTTGGAGAACCAACGATAATATCTAATTTAAATAAATTATATATAAATTCAAAATCATTATCGGAGCTTGGATTTAACGTTTCAGTGGGTAACGTGGTATGGAATCAACATAAAGCAATATTAACAAATGATACAACAAAAACACGACTAATTTATAGTAGTGATATAATAGATAATAACCTATCTATTGTAACATATAAAAATGAAAAAAAGAAAAATTATATTAATAAAAAAGGAATAAATAAACCTATGTTATTGATTAATAGGGGATACGGTGTTGGAAATTATAATTTTAATTATTGTTTAATAAAAGGAGGTTTTGCATATTTGGTAGAAAATCATTTAATATGTATAACAAATAATAATGTTATCACTGATATTGAACTTATTAGTTTATATGAAAAAATAATAAAATCATTTGAAAATGAGAAAACGAAGGAATTTATAAAATTGTATTTTGGGAATAATGCGATTAATACTACTGAAATTAATTATATGTTACCTATATTTATTTAATAATTTACATTATTATCTTTTAATCGTTGTAATAATTGACTTTTTGTTCCAGATACTTTAAGTCTATTTTGCCTTAAAATGCCTTTTAAAACAGTAACTGGTGGCCCGGCAACCGTTTTAGACCTTTTTGTTTTACTTTTAGTTGGTGATGATGATTTTTTTCGTGTTCGTTTTTTACTAATTGTATTATTATTATTATTATTAGTATTATTTAAGTCTTTTACATTAAACTGCCAAGATGGATTGCATAATCCAGATACATTTTGCCATCTTAATCTTAAATTTATATATTTTCCAGAAATTGTAGGAAACATAATATTTTCATTATCAACAATTACTTCATTTGGGGCATTTTTCAATATAAAATCTTCTCTGGGAAATTGATCTAATTTCCAATATAATTCATTGTTTTTAAATTCACATAGTAAATATATTTTGTCTTTTGGTTTACCATTACTGGATGTTTTGTCGATAGGTTTTTGTTTTGTCCATATAATATCTTGTAAATAATTAATTAAGTCATCATTAATAAAACCACATTTCATTAAATTTAAATAGTCTTTAATTGTTTTTGATACAATTTTTTGTTGTGCTTTATAACTTTGAGATTTACCTTTGGGTGAAAGTTCATAATTTTCACGAATACGTTTTAATACTTTATTTACTTGATTATTATTAGTTAGTCCTGTTGTTTTCATAAGTTCAATGTTTTTTTTTGACCAAACACTTTTACCAATCGTTTTTGAATATGTCGTCATGTCTTTTTTTGTTAAATCAATTTTTACTCCTACAAGTTCAGCTACTTCTCCTAATCCTTCATTAAAATAATATTCATGATACGGTTGTTCAAATAAAGGCTGTGATACATTGCTTACTTGATAAAATTGAGGCAATTTTCCTAAACTGGATTGATGTTTATATTCTAATGGAATAAAAGTCCTTTTTGTTTTAGATTCATTTGTAATTCTAACAGCAAAATCATATGAATAACGACTTCCTCCACGTTGTCGAATATGAAATGTACCATCTGTTTGTAATCCAGTTTCTTTTTTATACATATCTTGTAATTTACTTTTTATTTTTAATGATTCTTTAAACCAATGTGTCCATCGTGGTTGATAAACGCTATCTTTATTTAAATAAGAGTGTGATTCATTCATTCTAAATATGAATTCAATCAGTTCTTCACGCATATCATTATTTTTTTTATTGTTTGCTTTTTTAACAGTATTTTTGTTACCATTCTGATGAAGTATTTTTTCAGCATGAATATCTAAAAATCGTATGTCGTCTAATTGTATAGGCGATTTTTGTTTTTTTTTTATTGTTTTTACTGGTGTATTTGATAAGCTTTGCAATACAGACATTATATAATATATAAACAAAAATATATTTATTATTACATTATTATGTTTTTGTTTGTTTATTTAAATATTTTTGCTTCTTTTTTTCTTTTTTACTTAACTTTTCTTGCTTTTTTTCTTTATTTTGTATTGTATTAGCTTTTTGTTCTTCAGCAAAACGCACACCTCGAGTTGTATTTTTGCCAAATTTTTTAAATGTATTTTTCTTTTTATCTTTTTTTGTAGAACGATTACCAAAGCCATCTTTTTTACCCATTGTATTTATATATATATTGTTTGATTTTATCAAAGATTATATATTTATTTCAATTTATTAATAATTTATTTGAATATATTTGTATGTATG